GGCGCTCTTCGCTTTGTTGATAGTGAGCCGCACTATTTCAACCAATGCCCCGCCAATATATTTATGCTGTCAAATGACGAGAAAAACATTTTCGATTGTATCATTTCCTTACAGGACGCATACAACGAGCTGTTGAGCGGGGAAATAGATGATTATATGGCTTTCTGCGACGCATATTTAGCCCTTGAGGGCGTTGATGCTGAAGTCGAGGATATCGCCGCAATGAAAGAAAACAGAGTTCTCATATTGCCCACAGGCGCCTGCGCGGAGTGGCTTACAAAGAATTCGACTAACACACAAGTCGAAAATATTCTGAAAAGAACGCACGACAGCATATACCGCATTGCTAAGTGTCCCGATTTTTCAAGCGAAACATTTGTGGGCGGCGTTTCGTCCGGTGTGGCCATTAGATACAGGCTTACCGGCTGCGAGACAAAGGCGTCCGCAATAGAGAGCAATATGAAAAAGGCACTTCAGCGCCGCGTTGAGCTTATTGCGGGCGTTGCCTCTTTGACGCTTGGTGAGGACGTTTTCCGCGATATTCAAATCACATTTACCCGCAACATTCCGAGCGATAATACCGACGTTGTAAATCTGGTTCAGGCTTTACAAGGCGTCGTATCTAACAAGACATTGCTTTCGATGATACCGCAAGTCAATGACGTTGATGCGGAAATAGAGGCGCTTGAACAGGAGCGAAACGAAAAAATAAAAATTTACGATTTTGAGCCTGCTAACAATGTAGATGAATAAGGCTGTCTCTACTTATTGGTGGAAGAGATGAAAACGACAAAATATTGGCAGGAGCGTATGCGGGACGCGCAAGACGAACAGGCCACTAAAACAATAGAGGAAACTCAAAAGCAAATACAGGCGTATTACTCAAAGGCGATGCGCCGCATAATAGCCGAGTTTGAAGCTACATATGACAAGCTGCTAAACACAGCCAAGGACGGTAAGCCGCCCACGGTTGCGGACTTATATAAGCTAGATAAGTATTGGCAGCTACAAGGGCAATTACGAGCCGAGCTTCAAAAGATGGGCGATAAAGAAACGGTTCTACTTGCTGAACAGTTTGAAAAGACATTTCAGAGTGTTTATAATTCATTGGCTTTACCGTCGCAAAAACAGTTCTCTCAAATGAGCAAAGAGAACGTAAAACAGATGATTAGTCAAATCTGGTGCGCGGACGGTAAGAGCTGGAGCCAACGCGTTTGGAACGATACTGAACGGCTTCAGCAATCACTCAATGACAGATTGATTGACTGTGTTATCACCGGCAAAAAGACAACACAGTTGAACAAGTTCCTTCAAGAGGAATTCAACGTTAGTTATAACAGGGCTGACACCATCATCAGGACTGAGATAGCACATATACAAACACAAGCGGCGCGGCAGCGCTATAAGGATTACGGAATTAGGGAAGTTGAAATTTACGCCGATACCGACAATAGAACCTGTCCAATATGTAGCCAGTTGGATGGGAAACGGTTTGGGGTTGATGATGCTTTACCGATTCCGGCTCATCCTCGCTGCCGATGCTGTGTTGTGCCGGTTGTGGAGAGCCGCATAACTGAGGAAACTAAAACCTAATAAATCGGCCATAGTAAGACGAAAAAGTCTTGCTATGGCTTTTTTATATTCAAATTGCCGTTTTGGGGGTTTAGGCAATAAACAAATAACCGCAAATAAAAATTGGGGTGTGCTTCGCGCACAAATCAATAAAGGAGAGATTTTATTATGGCTGAAAATACAGATATCGATATCACTAATGAAAATCACGATGAGGAGCAAGAAAATAACCCCGCCGCAAAAACCTATACGGCGGAAGAGGTTCAAAAGCTCTTACAGGCGGAAGCAGATCGTAGAGTCAATCAGGCTCTCGCCAAACAAAAGAAGGAATATGAAAAGAAACTTTCTTTGTCGTCTCTTGATGAGCAACAGAGAAAGGAGAAAGAAGCGCAAATGCGAATTGAGGAATTACAAGAACAGCTTGCGAGTTTCCAAATTGAGAAAAACCGCAGTGAGCTGAAAAGTGTTCTTTCAAGCCGAGGATTGAGCGCTGAATTCGCTGACATTATCAATGTCGGCGAGGATATAGAACAGGCACAGGCGAATATTGACACGCTGGATAGACTGTTCAAAGCCTCTGTAAAAGCGGAGGTTGAAAAACGTCTCGCGGGAAGGACACCTAAAGGAAACGACAGCAATCCCGCAGAGATAACAAAGGAAAAAGCACGTAAAATGTCTATGGCTGAATTGAGTAGGCTGGAAAAAGACAATCCGGCATTATTCAAGAAATTTTTTGATTGATTAGGAGGATTATAAATTATGCCAAACACTGTCTATAGCAATCGCGTTATCGAAGCAAAAGCAAAGGATATTCTTACCACCGCTATCAATGCGCGTTCTATGATGACTGTTGATGACAGCCTCGTAGAAAACGCTGGTATGATAAAGACTATCAATACCTACACCTATTCCGGTTCCGCTGAGGAAGTCGCCGCTGGTGTTGGTAATACTACTCGCGGTTCTGTTTCTTACGTCGGAAAAGACTATACCGTCAAGATGGTTCAGCAAGCGTTTGACTATACTGACGAGGACTTTATGAAGGACAACGTCATTGTCGATATGGGTATCAAGGGCGCAACTTCTGTTATGTCCAACAAAATGACTAACGACTTCTACGCCGCTCTTGCTACTAAGAACGCCCAAGGTAATGCGGAGCTTGTTAGCGGCATTACTTTTGCGAAGGGTTCTTCTCTCTCTTATGACGTTATCGTTGATGGTATTAGCGAATTGAACCTTGAGGACGAGAGCAAGATTTTCGTCGTTATCCCGAATAAGTGGAAGGCCGCACTCCGCAAGGATGCTGACTATGTTTCCGCACGTCAGGGTGAAGTCGTTTATAACGGCCAAGTCGGCACTATCTGCGGTATTCCTGTTGTTGCTACTAAGGCGCTTACCGACAAGGCTTATGTAATGACTAATGAAGCCATTACTCTGTTCATAAAGAAAGACGTTGAGGTTGAACAGGACAGAAACGCCGATACCCGCAAGAATAGCATTTATCTCCGCGATTGCTACGTTTGCGCTCTTACCGACGCAACTAAGGCTTGCAAGATTACCGAGGCTTCTGCCTGATTTCCGCTTGGCTGGTGGGGAGAAATCCCCACCACCACGAAAAAAGGAGGGCTTATAAATGATTGATGAAATCAAAGTAATGCTGGGCGACGCCGCAGGGAACTACACTGACGCGCAAATTGGGCTTGCGCTGAAGATGGCGATTGCCGAGGTAGAGGACTATTGCCGCAGAGATTTGGATAGCTCACTTGAGCTTATAGCCGAGAGAATAGCCGTTATAAAACTGAACCGCATAGGAACAGAAGGGCTTGTCGGTTTGGGATTGGGCGGCGTGAGCGAAAGCTATATTGACGGATATCCCGCCGATATTTTGGCGACGATGAACGTAAAGAGACGTATAAAGGTGATGTGATATGCGGCAAATGATGCGCGATTACACCTATAAGAAATATAGTTCTGAAGATGCCTATGGACAGCCCGCACTAACTGGCGGCGGTTCTGTAAAGATGGCTATCAGCGTTCTGAATGAGCAAATCACAGACAACGTTCTCTATAAAGACGCCCAATACATAGGAATAACGCAGGACGCCATTGACGATAAATGCGTTATTATCTACGGCAATGAAAAATTGAAAGTTCTCTATGTGATGCGGGGGCGGTTCAAGCAGGTATATATGGCGAGGTGTGCCTAATGGCTGGAATGGAGGTTCAGGGGGCTGAGGAACTGATAGCTCGATTTACTAAAATAGGCCGTCTTTCAACCGTCAAGGCGGGAATGGGACAAGCCTGCGCCATTGTGGAGCGCGCCGCAAAAGAGAAAGCCCCTAAATCAAGTGGCACATTACGCCGCAGCATAACAAGCGCGGTTGAGGAAACCGGAACCGATATCACCGGCGTTATTTCTACCCCTTTGGAATACGCTCCGTATAGATACGTGCGGAGCCTAAACCGAGCAAAATCGGGGAAACCTAAACAATTAAAATACCAAACTATTTGAGGAGGTATCATATGACTCGAAATGAAAAAGGACAATTTATACAAAACAGACAGGATTTGACTGGACAAAAATTCGGAAGGCTAACTGCAATAGAATTTTCACACAAAAACAAAAATAGAAAAACTTACTGGTTATGGCAATGTGATTGCGGTAATGTAATAGTAGCCCGAACAGATTCTGTCAAGAGTGGCAATACGCAATCTTGTGGTTGTCTCAAAAAAGAACAAGACGAAAAAAACCTAAATCGAAAAGGCAGTAAGCCAAAATATCCCGATATAGGAAGATTAAATGACTGTGTTATTTATCATCGCTGGCGGGGTATGAAGCAAAGATGTTATAATCCAAATTTCTTTGAATATTCTTGCTATGGAGGAAAAGGAATCACTGTCTGTGATGACTGGCTAATGAATTTTTATAGCTTTTATCAATGGTGTATTGAGAATGATTTTAGTGAAGAAAAGGATATACATAGAATTGATAATAATAAAGGTTATAGTCCAGAGAATTGTCTATTATTAGATCACGAAGAACATATGAAATTGCATTGGCAATCCCGAGGTAACTAATTAGATTGCGAAAGGCTAATTAGCACCGTAGAGCATAGGTAGTGAATAAATATAATCTACCCACGAGTGCTCGGCTACGAAAGTAGAAAAGTTATGCCGAACTTATAGGAAACTATAAGAAGTAGAGGATAAAAAGCCTTTACGATAACAAAAAAAATGACGTTGAATATGGAACAGGCTTATTTGCTGAAGGCGGCAATGGCCGCAAAGGTGGTTGGACTTATGCCGATGATAAAGGCGATTTCCATTTCACAAACGGACAAAGGCCGCAGCCATATATGCGTCCGGCACTGAATGAGAACAGAAATGAAATTGTTTCCGCGCTTGGGGAGGGAATACTAAGTGATTGATTATCACGCAAAATTGCTTGCGTCCTTGAAAGAGATTGGTATTCCAGTCCATTATGAAATGACTTTATACAGCGGGCTTTCAACGCCCTGTATTTCATATATGGAATTATCTAATGTCTCCACACAGGCGGGCGATACTTTGGGTTATAGCCGCTTACAGTATCAAATCAAAGTGTGGGGGACGCAAATAAGCGACTTACAAAAATACGCGTTGCTCATAGATAAGAAACTGCGGCCGCTTGGTTTTTCCCGCGTCGGCTGTAATGAGATGTATGACAACAACAGTTCTATGATACAAAAGATTATGACTTATGAGTGTTTAGCACTCGAAGATTTCTAAGATAGGAGGATAAAAAATGGCTGGTGTTCTTTCTAAAGGTATAAAACTTTCATATAAGAATGGTTCCGCTTCTCAATTCGTTGAGCTGACTGATTTACAGGAGATTCCGGATTTGGGCGGCGAAGCCGAGGCTATCGAAATTACTACTCTTGGCGATGCCGCGCATATGTATATGGACGGAATTTTGAACTATGGCGATAGCCTCGCGTTCAAGTTCCTTTACGCAAAAACGCAGTTCAGCACTTTGCAGGCGCTCACTGGTGAAAGCACTTGGAAGGTAGAGCTTCCTGACGGCGAAAGTTGCTCTTTCACTGGCGGCAGCTCCATCAAGCTCGACGGTGTAGGCGTGAACGCCGCGCTTACATATACCTTGTCAATCAAGCCCACTTCTGAAATGACTTGGGCATAACCCATATATGGGGTTGGGAAAGGGGTTTTACTCTCTTTCCCCTTCCCCAACTGATAAAATAAAGGAGAGATTTATTTATGATATATGTTGATTTCAGCGCTGGCGGCAAAGATTATAAATTGAGGCTCAATACCCGCAGCGTAATAATGCTTGAAAAGCAAATCGGTTGCAATCCTGTCGCCATTTTTGGCGATGGCGAGACAATACCAACTATCACTACGATGGTAGCAATATTGAACGCGTCATTACAGCAATACAACCACGGTATCACGCTGAACGATGCTTATGACATTTATGACGCGTGGATTGCTGATGGGCATACCGCAACGGACTTTATAAAGGTAATAATTGAGCTTTATAAAGTTTCCGGTTTGATTGCCGACAATGGAGCGGGAGAAACCGAAAAAAACTGACAAGTGGGGGCGGAGCTGACAACAGTTCTGCCCCCGTTTTATTTAGCAAGCGAATTTATGAGATGCTTGATAATGCTATGGATTGGGGACTTTCTGAATATGAGTTCTGGAATATGACAATTGCCGAAATATTCCGCTACATAGAAAGCAAGAAACGAGTTCAGAAACAGCGCTCACAAGAAAAGGCAATTTTTGATTACAAGCTCGCTGAATTGGTGGGCGTGAGTGTTAGCCGCATTTATAGTAAATCGGTATCAATGCCGCCGATAGAAGAAGCATATCCCGCGTTTTTCGATAAAAAGGAAATCGAGGAACAGCGGCAAGAGAAACAAGATGAATTATCCGCATTACGGTTCAAACAATTTGCCGATGCTTTCAATAAAAAATTTCGGGAAAGGAGGGAGCAAGTTTGAATGAGGAACTAAAAGTAATAATCAGCGCGGAAACCGCACCTTTGAAAAAGGCAATGAATGAAGCTAAAAATTCGGTGAAATCTTTCAAAGAGCAAGTAAAAAACGCGAGTTCCAACGCAAAGGGCAACATAAAGAAAATGGGCGACAGCATTATAAAGACGGCTAAGAAGTTCGGTGAGGCTCTTGTAGGTGCCATAAAGAAGTTTATAAAAGCAGTTGCGGCGGCTACTGTTGCCGGTATTGCTCTTGTAAAATCTACCGAGGAATATAGAGCCGGACAAGCTAAATTATCAACGGCATTTGAACAAGCCGGTTTTAGTGCTGAAGCCGCAACAAATACATATCAAGGCTTGCAAAGAGTTTTAGGCGACAGTGCGCAAGCTGTCGAAGCAGCGAACCATTTGTCTTTGCTGTGTAATACTGAACAGGAATTAGCCCAATGGACGACTATTTGTGAAGGCGTATATGCGACATTCGGTGATAGCTTACCTATTGAGGGCTTGACAGAGGCCGCTAATGAAACCGCTAAAACAGGTAAAGTTGTGGGCGTTCTTGCTGACGCGTTGAACTGGGCGGGCATAAATGAGGACGAGTTCAACGAGTCGCTGGCTGCCTGCACAACGGAACAGGAGCGTCAACAACTTATAACGGAAACTCTAAATTCTCAATATAAGGATTCTGCTGCCGCCTATGAGGAAAACGCCGCAAAGCTGTTAGCATACAATGAGGCTAATGAACGTTTTAGGGCAGCTTTAGCTGGGATAGCTGAAGCAATTTCCCCGTTGATTACGGCGCTAATAAATTTAGCGTCTGAGGGGTTAGAAAAAGTAGTGCCTTACATAGAACAATTTGCTAATGCTATTGCGCCGATGGTTGTCGAAGTCCTTCACAATATAATTGATGCCATTGAAAATGTGGCGACATACATAATTGATAACTGGGGCGTAATATCCGGCATACTGGCAGCTGTGGCTATTGCAATAGGGATTATTGTTGTGGCTGTCGCCGCTTATAATATCGCAAATACTGGATTGATAGCACAGATACCCGCCCTTATTGCTGGGCTGGTTGCCTCGACAACAGCGTGGCTTGCTAATGCGGCTGCTACAATGATAGCGTTGGCGCCTTACATTCTTGTCGTGGCTGCTATTGCGGCAGTCATTGCTATTATTGTGGTATGTATCAAGCATTGGGACGAAATCAAAGAAGCCTGTAAAAAGGCGTGGGACGCTATTGTAAATGCTGTTTCAAGCGCCGTTGAGAGCGTCAAGGCGTGGTTTGGCAAGATGAAAGACGCCATTAGCGAAAAGGTAGAGGATATCAAATCCAAGGTTAGCGAGAAATTCAGCCAAATCAAAGAAACTATGAATAACGCTGTGAGCGCCGCGAAAGAGTATGCGAAAGGAAAACTAAGTGAAATGAAAAGCGCCTATGACGAAGCTGGCGGCGGTATCAAAGGCGCTGTTGCCGCTATAAGCACCGGCGTGAAATCGGTTTTCTCTGATATGTTCAACGTCATAGATGGTTTGACAGGCGGAAAACTGAGCGCCATTAGAGACAAGTTCAGCGAGATTCTGGGCGCGGCTAGGGATAAAGTCAAAGAGATAATTGATAAAATCAAGAGCTTTTTCAATTTCAACTGGAGCTTGCCTAAACTCAAAATGCCCCATATCTCGATAACCGGCAAGTTTAGTCTTTCGCCGCCGAGTGTGCCTAAATTCTCGATTTCGTGGAACGCAAAGGGCGGTGTTTTCGATAAGCCCACAATTTTCGGCTACGGGAACGGATTACAGGGCATAGGCGAAACAGGAGCTGAGGCTGTTGTTCCGCTTGAAAATAACACTGAATGGCTCGATAAGATAGCGGATAAGTTGTCCGCACGAATGGGAACCGGAAGCCGCATTGTCTTACAGGTTGATGGTAAGACTTTTGCGGAAACCACCATTGACAGCATAAACGCTCTTACCCGTCAGACGGGGAATTTGGGACTCAATTTGGCGTAAGGAGGGGTAAGATGAGCTACTTCAAAATAGGAGATACGGATTTCAGCGCCTATGTAAGCGGGCTGACAATCAGCTCAAGCGCGAACTATACCGCACAGACAAACGCGAATTGTGATACTGTGGTTGATTACATCAATACTAAACGCGTTATTGAGGTTGAAATTATCCCTCTCAATTCTACCGTTATGGCGTCTTTACTTGGTGCTATAAAGGCGTTTAGTGTGAGCGTTAGTTTTCGCAATCCAGAAACGAACCAGATGGAAACCGGCGTCAGTTGTATCATTCCGTCAAGTGATGTTGAATATTACACGATTCAGGCGTCAAACGTATCTTACAAGGCGATGAAACTAAAATTCACAGAACTATAAACAGGAGGGATAAAAAGTGCTGAATATGACAGATGTCTTTTCTTCAGCGATTTATTCTTCTGTCCGCAAGATAAAAGCCAAGGCAGAGTTTTATGAGAACTCTGCCTTGAGTGCTATTTATACCGGAACAGATAAGATAATCAGTTTTGACATTCAGCGTGTAGGCGAGGACGGTAAATTTTTCGGGTTCGGTATTTGCCAAAGATTGAATATACACTTGATTGATATGGAGCGCGCACTGGCTGTATCAACCGCTAACTCAATCGTTATGGGTATAGGCGTCCAAGAAAATGACGGAACCATCGAATACGCGGGCTATCCTACATTTTACGTTAGTGAAACACACAGAGACGAAAACACTAATGAGCTTTCTATAACGGCTTACGACGCATTGTATAGCGCCACAGAACACACAGTTAGCGAATTGACGCTTACTAAGCCTTACACCATAAAGGAGTTTTGCGAGGCTTGCGGGGGCGTCTTAGGCGTTTCAGTGAGCGGCGCGGACGGCTTTACATTGGAGTATGCGGACGGCGCAAATTTTGAGGGAACTGAAACCCTGCGCGATGCGCTTGACGATGTAGCCGAGGCCACGCAAACCATTTATTTTATAAACTCTGACAATAAGCTGTGCTTCAAGATTCTCGACAAGAGCGGCGCTGCGGTTGAAACTCTTACAAAGTCGAAATACATCACACTCAAGAGCGGCGAGGGGCGCAGACTTCAGACAATTTGTAGCGCGAATGAATTGGGCGATAATGTGAGCGAAAGCACTACACAAATAGGCTCAACTCAATATGTGCGGGATAATGCTTTTTGGGAGTTGCGGGACGACATTGGAACCCTTGTTCATAACGCTATTACCGCGATAGGCAACATTACGATTGATATTTTTGATTGTTCTTGGCGAGGAAATCCTGCGCTTGAAATTGGCGACAAAATCGACATTGAGACAAGGGATAACGGGACGCTCACTTCTTTCGTGCTGAATGACACTCTCAAATATGATGGTGCGCTCACTGAACAAACACTTTGGAAATACGACGAGAACGGCGCGGAAACCGAAAGCAATCCCACAAGCATTGGCGACGTGATAAAGCAAACCTATGCCCGCGTTGATAAGCAAAATAAAGAAATTACGTTGCTTGCGTCCTCTGTGGAAGGCTACAACGAAAAGATAGCACAGCTGCAACTCACGCAAAATTCAATTTCCGCTACTGTATCAAGCGTTGTTCAGAACCAAACGGATTTGACAAACAACCTTGCCAATTTGCAGGACAACATAAACCAACAGAATCAAAGCAACGCCGAGCAATTTGAAACGCTTACTAAAAAAGTTGATGCCACAATGACGAGCGATGAAATCAATCTCGCCATTTCAACCGAAATAGCAAAAGGCACTGACAAGGTTATTACTTCAACAGGTTTCAAATTCGATGATGAAGGCTTGACTATCAGTAAGTCAGATAGCGAAATGAGCACTAACATTGACGAGGACGGAATGAGCATTTTCCGCAATAATGAGGAAGTTCTAACCGCTGACAATACCGGAGTAAATGCTACTAACCTCCACGCGACAACATACTTGATAATCGGCAATAACAGCCGCTTTGAGGACTACGGCAGCGACAGAACCGGCTGCTTCTGGATAGGAAACTAAGGAGGTGGGGATATGGCAGTGTGGAAAACTACAGGTACATATAACCAATATCATAATTACTATGTTTGGCTGAAATACACGACTTCGTATAACGAAGCTACAAACCAAACCACCGTTTCGATTTCTGGTTGGGATATGGCGTGGGACTATATGGTGAACCAATATTACCTAACTGATGGTACATTTACTATTAGCGCTACTGATAACCCGACAAGTTCCGATACGTATGGTGTTTGGTATGGGCAAACAAGAAACCCTGGCCAAGATGGTGCTTCAGGCGGCGAACCTAAAACAATAGTTGTTCAGCACGGGCGCGGCATAGATAAGAAAATCACTATTTCTTGGAGCGGCTACGGACAAGTAGGAGGAAAATATAAAGCCACTTGGACGGACAGCACCACAGTTCAAACCGGCACAGCAAGCACACCAAGCGAGGTAAATTGCGCGGCGGCTTACATTGGCGGCAATACAACTATTACTATCAATAGACTTAGCCCGCTTTTCACGCACACGCTTACATATACATTCGGCGCGCTGTCCGGAACGATAGCCACAAAGACAAGTGAAACAAGTTTGACTTGGGCAATACCTACGACATTCTATGCTCAAATACCAAATGCAAAGAGTGGGCGTTATAACTTGCACCACATATAACGACACTCTCACAATCGGCACGACAACTTGTAATTTCACTGTCAATTGTGATGAGGCGCAATGTAAGCCCACGCTAAATGGGAGCGCTAAAGACACTAACGCGACTACTGTGGCCTTGACGGGAAGCAATCAGAAATTCGTAAAGTATTTCAGTAATATAAGCGTGAACACAGGAGCCACAGCAAAGAACAGTGCGTCGATTGCCGCACAAGTGATTTCTTGCGGCGGTAAATCCATATCGAGTGGAACCGGCACTATAAGCGGCGTTGAGAGTGGTAGTGTTGTATTTCAGGCGACAGATAGCCGTGGCTTTACAACACAGCAAACGCGCACCTATGATTTGGTTGAGTATATCAAATTGACTTGCACGCTCAACGCAAGCGCGGCGACTACATCGGGAGTTGCGACGCTGAAAATAAGCGGCAACTATTGGAATGGCGATTTCGGCGCGGCAAACAACACACTGACTGTTCAGTATCGCTATAAGGTAAAAGACGGCAGCTACACTGGCTGGACAAGCGCGACAGCCACAGCAACAGGTAATAAATACGATATCACAGCCACTATTTCGGGGCTGAATTATCTGAACGCTTACACATTCCAAGCCCGCGCGATTGATAAGTTATCTACTGTTGAAAGCAATGAGCAAACCCGCAAAACCACGCCTATTTTCGATTGGAGCGAGGACGATTTCAATTTCAATGTCAATACAAAAGTTAGCGGCAATCTGAGCGTTAGCGGCGCTCTGACAATAAATAACACTAACATTGTTGATTTGCTCTATCCGGTTGGCTCAATTTATATTTCCGTCAAGAGTGCAAATCCAAGCACCTTATTCGGCGGCACGTGGGAGCAAATCAAGGACACATTTTTACTCGCGGCTGGATCAACTTACAGTGCTGGTTCAACAGGCGGTGAAGCAACTCA